ATAGTTGTGCTATTTTCATTGTCAGTTGCTTCACTAAAGATAAAATTTTGTTTTATATAATCTAGATTAATTAGTTTGTGACCGATGGGTAAATATATATTCATTCAAATTCTCTCCGTTTTATTGAATCAGTTAAGTTATAAAGTTTTTTCTTTTTAGCGAACATTAGTTCTGTAAAGTAGGTGAATGCATCATATTCTAATGTAATTTTGTGCAGTTCGTTTAAAACATTTTCAATTACATTAATGTCGCGTTCTAATCTGTTACAACACATGCTAATCAAATCGTTTTCTATTGTATTTATCATATCTTTTTTCCCTTCATATTATTATCAAATACCTAAAAATTCTTTTCTTTTTTCTCTTGAGATGGAATGGATTATATAGCTTATAAGTAAATTAGATGTCGTTTTTTCAAGAACCAGAAAAAATGAATGCAGTGGCTGACTACAAGCGCAACCTAATTTATTTTCTCTTATAAATTGTAAATGTGTCTTTTCATTTCTAAAAAAGTCTTCCATTCCCCGAATTATATAGTCTGGCATTTCATTTTTTTTTAAAAATGATAATAATAATTCTTGAGGTTCTTTTTTTCGTCCTGCTTGAAAAAAATAATTTTCCCACGAATTACATTCTATCCAATACCAATCATCGGTTGGGTCTGGAGCATTAAATATACTCATTTAGTTTTCTTCCTATTTAGTGCAATTAGCTAATAAATTTTGCATGATGGTTTCACATTTGTTTATGTGATTAACGGCCATAATGTAAATATCATTATCATAGCTGCTTGGCTTTGCGTTTATAAAATCAATTAGTTCTTCGCATTCATTCACTTCTTTAGCTAAGCGCATTAAGACCAAAAGATTATAAGAAGCATTTTTAATAATTTGGTAGGAATGTCCTATATAAGTAAAGTTTTTCATTTTATTGTTCTCCGGTTTATTTTTATAAAGTTACAGGATTTTGTTGAACAGAAATTGTGTAACCCATTTCTTTTATTAAATTAATTTTTTCTTGAGTTAAAGTTTTTGTTCCAGCCAGATTTGCAAAAAATAATGATTCTTTGCATGCGGGATATATTTTTTGTTCGCCATAAACGTTTTTTAATTGTACTGTTATTGTTTTCATTTTCATTGTTTCCATTTGTGGTTTTGATAATTGAAGTATGGCATCGAAAGCTTACGATGTCAAATATATTTTTAAAATAAATCAAATATTTTTGATGAAAGTTTTGAATCATTAATTATTATTGATGAAAAATATTGATTAATATTATTCTGTAGGTTATATTGCCTGTTAATAGTTCAATTCTTTATTTAATGAGAAATATTATGGCTAAATTGAATGCAGCAGCTCGAAAAAAAATACCTACTGAAAAATTTGGTTTGCCAAAAGAGCGCAAATATCCTATGCCAGATAAATCGCATGCTGTAAATGCGAAGGCAAGAGCTACTCAGATGGTCAAAAAAGGAAAATTGAGTCCCGCAGAAAAGTCAAAAATAGATGCAAAAGCTAATAAAATTTTGCACAAAAAGAAGTCTTCTTCATTATAAATGTATAAAGAAAATACAATATGAGATTAAGAAAATTTTTATTGTTTTTAAGACACCACGGAATGTTACCACCTGCGTCTAATATTCGTATTACTACGAATGGGGATGTACGTGTAACAGCAGACGGAAACATTCGAAGTTGTTATTAAAAAATTGAGGATTTTATGCCATCACAACAAGAATATTTGGTTGGTATCGTAGAAGGTAAAAATACTACAGCTACTATATTGGCCTCACAAGATTTATCAACCCCGATTGAAACTTATGGAGCATCAATTACAGCTTTATGTTTTCCAGATACGTTTACAGGTTCTAGCATAACATTCAAAGTTTCGCCGGATGGAATAAATTATTACAATTTAATTGATGGTTCTACTGGATTGCCCTATACACTTTTAATTCCATCCACTGCTTTTGCAGCAGTTCCGGTTGATTTGACATTTTTAGTTGGATTTAGATGGGTAATATTGCATTCAGGTAGTGCGCAAGGCAGCGATACCATAATTAAGGTTCAAATGGTTCCAATTATTAATAAGGATTGGAATTAATGACAAAAAAATCAATATTTAAGTGCAAGCAATCTGATCTTACTCCAGAAGAAGAAGTTGCAATATTGTACGAAAATTTTGGTGAAGATTCGTATTATCCAGAACATTTGCGTACCGCAACATTGCAACAAAGAATTTTTGCTTATTATGCTGTTCGTTCAGAAACATTTGTTGATGCAATGCGAAAAGTAATGTTAGTTAGTGAAAAGAAAACAAAAGATAGCCAACTTTATCACACTGCACATTTTTTTAAAAAAGCACAGATTGTTCAAGATTTAATTCAATTTGAAAAAAAACAATTGTTAACTGAGATACGTTGTAAAACCGCCAGATTTGCTGATGAAGCTATTGATGCATTAAGGGGCGTCTTGACATGCAAGAGCGCTATTGGACGCGTACAGGCAGCTATAGCGTTATTAGATGTTGCTGGAGTTAGAGACGATCCAGAAGTTCAAAAGCAATTGGAAGATAAACCACTTTCATTGCTCCCACATGATAAAAGAATGGAAATAATTAGAAACTTTAACACTGATGATAATACCAAGTGAGCAGGAGTTAATTATTGCAGCCCAAGACAGCTTATTGTCTTTTACAATCATGACTCATCATGATTATGCAGTAAATTGGCACCATAGATTAATTGCATCCAAATTAATGGATGTAATGAAGGGTAAAATTAAGAGATTAATTATCTCAATACCACCACGGCATGGCAAAACCGAATTAGTAAGTATTCGTTTTCCTGCATGGTATTTAGGTAATTTACCTCGCTCTAATATTGTAGCTGCTACTTATAATGGAGATTTTGCGACAGATAATTCGCGTAAAGTACGTGACATTATTGGAAGTGATTTATACAGAGAGGTTTTTGCTATTTCGCTTTCTAAAAGTGCAAAAGCTGCCGGTAAATTTTACACAGATAAAAATGGATATTATTATTCTGTTGGCATAGGTGGCGGATTAACTGGCCGTGGAGCGGATTTATTAATTATTGATGACCCGCACAAAGACAGAGCTGAAGCAGAGAGTGAAATTAAGCGTAAGCGTGTTTGGGAATGGTTTACTTCAACGGCTTATACGCGGTTAGAAAAAAATGCTGCTGTAATTGTTGTAATGACGAGATGGCACGAAGACGATTTAGTAGGCAAGTTATTAGCCCAAGAAGAAAAATGGGAATATTTATGTTTACCGGCAATTGCTGAAGAAACAGATAAATACCGCCAAGAAGGCGAACCATTGTGGCCAGATAAATATAATCTTGAAGCGTTAGATAATATTAAATCAACGCTTACACAGGAAACAGGAAGTGCTAAAGATTGGGCTAGTTTGTATCAACAAAAACCAGCTCCAGATGATGGAAATATTTTTAAGGCCGATAGCTGGCGTTTTTATACAGAATTGCCAAAGCCGGTTTTGATTGTGCAATCATGGGATACGGCATTCAAGACAAAAGATACGAACGATTTTAATGTTTGTACAACATGGGCAGTTTGTAATGATGGTTATTATTTATTGGACATATGGAAAAAACGCGCTGAATTTCCAGAAGTAAAAAGAATATTAATGGAATTAGCTGAACAATATAATCCTGGCGCAATTTTGGTTGAAGATAAAGCGAGCGGTCAAAGCGTTATTCAAGAAATGCGAACTACTAGATTGCCGATAATCCCCATAAGGCCAGATGTAGATAAGATTTCGAGAGCGGTTGCAGCAACCCCATTAATCGCTTCTGGACGTGTTTATTTGCCATCCGGCAAGGGATGGGTAAATGATTACATTACATCATTAGCTTATTTTCCCAATGGGAAGCATGATGATGATGTAGATAGTACTACACAATTTTTAAACTGGACTAAAACTTTACAAATAAAGAAAGAAAAAAGTAAATTTAGTCTTAGCAGATAGGTCAATATGGCGACAAAATCGATTGATTTAGGAGTAATGTACGATACAGGAAACCGCGGAATCCCTTCTGAAGTTGGTGGGGAACGGACTATCGATCCTTATTTTACTATTAATCCGGATAGAGTTAGTCGTGAAATAAGATTATGCAATCTGCAAAAATATTTGGATGGTTCTATTTATAACAATTTGAGATATGCATTTTCAAAAGATTATGAATATTCTCGTTATATTCCAATGGCAATGCGTCGACCGTCGGTCACTTATAGGATGTGTCAAATAATTGTTGATAATAGTGTTTCGCTTGTTTTTGGTGAAAGCCGGTTTCCAAAGATTTCTGTAGCAGATGATAAAGCCACAGAAGAAATACTACTTAAATTAGTGAAAGAATGTCATTTAGATACTTGTATGTTAGAAGCAGCAACAAAAGGAAGTGTTGGAAGTGCAGCAATTTTAGTTAAATTTGATAATTATTGCGCATGTGTGCAGGTATTAAATACACACAATTTAGAACCAATATTTGAAAATAATGAAATGTGCGCTTTAAAAAGTTTGCGTCGTAAACTTCAAGTTAAAGGTGAAGTTTTGATAGCTAAAGGGCATACGGATATTGAGAGTGATAAAGATTATTTGTTAATTCAAGAATGGACAAAAGAACAGGAAATCCATTATTTACCATTGCGTGTAGATAAAATTAAAAATCCTAAAGATGTCCAATTAACAAAAGATAATCAAAGGACTATTACTCATGGGTTAGGATTTGTGCCAATTGTTTGGATTAAAAATATTAATTGCAATTCGGACAGTATAGATGGGGCTTGTACATTTGAAGCGGCAATAGGTTCGCAAATTGAAATTGATTATCAATTATCACAAGCAGGACGCGCACTTAAATATTCAGGTGACCCATTATTAATTATTAAACATGGAACTAGTTTCATATCTGATATTGATGCGTCTAGTTCAGGCATGCCAGTAACAATGGAAGATTATAATGCTGAGCAAGCACAAATTGTAAGAAGTGCTGGTAATGCATTAGAACTAGATGCAGAAGGCGAAGCAAAACTATTAGAAATTTCTGGTGATGCTGCAAAAGCCGTTTTGGAATATGTAAAAGAAATACGTAAATACGCTTTAGAAAGTGTTCATGGTAATAGAGCTGACCCAGATAAATTGCACATAGGCCAATCGGGTAAAGCATTAGAAATATTAAATCAACCTTTGATTTGGTTAGCAGAAAAATTACGTTACACATATGGAAATATTGGATTAATTAATGTTTTGAAAATGATAATTAAAGGTTCAAAAAAATATCCAATTGTCATAGATAATGAACGTCTTAATTTAAAAGAAGATTTGAGAATAAGTTTAGTTTGGGAAGATTTTTATAATGAAACTACTCAAGAAAAACAACAAAAAGCAAATACATTAAAAACATATAAAGATGCGGGACTTATTAGCACTATCACGGCAACGCGTGCTATCGCTAATGAGTTCTCAATTGAAAGCGTAGAAGATGAAATGAAGCAAATTGAAACTGAAAAGCAGCAACAGCTTGCACAACAAGCTTCTGCGGGTTCACAAGAGAAATTCATTCAAACAGAGAACATTTAATTAATACGAGGTGACGCATGTCTGAAGACATCAATAATCAAGTATCTGAAGATACAAAAGCTCAAGTTAATACGGCTTCTACTGTCAACATGCAAAAGAACGCGCCTGATGGTGCTATGCCTGTGCATGATGAAAAATATGAAGAGATTAGAAAGTTACGTGCTGAATTAAAAACTAGACGTCTTGAATCGGAAGAAATGAAAGAAATACTTACTAGTTTACGAAATGAAATTGAAAGTGTTAAAGCCGTTCCAAGAAACAATGATGTGCATGTTATTAAAGATGCATTAATTAATGCGGAGCTAAGAAATCTGCTTAATTCTTATAATCCACATGACGCTGATGTTGTTAAAAAAATGATTGACTTTTCTAAGGTTGAAATAGGAGTCAATGGCGTAAATGGATTACAAGATCAACTTGATAATCTTTTGGCAACCAAATCTTTTTTGTTTCAGCCAAAGCAGTCAAGTAATTTTGAAAATTACAGTATTAATAAGGATGGCGTAAAAGTCGATCCTATGAAATTGAGTGCTAAGGAAGCTAAAAGATTTTGGAAAAATCTTGACAAAATGAATTAAACATGAGGTGAAATTATGTCTTTTGATTTCGGCGGTCAAATCGGTTACGCCCAACAACAGAACTGGTTAAAAAAAGCGTTTGAAAGTCAATTATTGGCTCAATTAGGTTATTTGGATGTAGCGACACAAATTGTTTTCCCTAATAAAATAGGTCAAACATTTACATTTACGCGTCCTTCTCCATTCGTTCCTACTACTACTCCTTTGAATCCTGCTACTGTAGGATCAAACTTAAACAATGGTATGACTCCTCAATATTTCAATGTTGAGCAATATGTTATGCAATTGTTAACTTATGCATCATTAGCTAGCACCGATATCGTGGCTGAAAAAGTATTGATTGCATCTGAATATTTACAAAATGCAGAAAATTTAGGCCAACAATCTCGACAATCATTAGATTGGTTAGCGCGTAATACGCTATTGCAAGCATATACAGGCGGTCAAAGTTATGTAACAACTACTCTTGGCGCGCCAGGCACAACTATTCATGTAGATAACGTAGTTGGATTTGAAAATGTATTTGTTAATGCACAATTAGTTCCGGTTTCTCCAACTAATACTTTACCAGGAGTACAAGTTGGAAACAATTTATATACATTGGTTGGTACTACCAGGGATGGCAGTAATACTTCGCAATTTGCCGCTTATGGAGCATGGTCAGGTAATTTGGTATTTTCTACCAACGTTACTGTGCTAGATGGTACTGAATGGAATTCAGTAATTTCTCCAGTTTCTACCCCTGTTATTCGACCCGCTGGTAAAACTGCGTCTGTTGATTTAGTTGCTGGTGATTATTTGACAGCAAACATGGTTATTGATGCTGTTACTCAATTGAGAAAAAACGCAATTAAAAATGCAAATGATTTCAATGGATATGTATTAATAGCTTCACCAGATGCCATTGATCAATTGATGAAAGACCCTACTGTATTACAATTATATAGAACTCGTATGTTTTCTAATGAATTGTATAGTGAAGTTGAATTAGGGCATGCATTGGGATGTGATATTGTTATTACGCAAGATGCGTTAATTAATAATATTTTTACATTAGGCGCGCCTACTTCTACATTGCCAACTACTCAAGCAATTGTGTGCGGCAGAGAGTGTTTAATTAAAGGTGACTTTGATATTAATCCGTATGAAAAAGAATTCCAATTAAATCGTATTGGACAAACACTTTATCATTATCAATTTTCAGAATTTAATATTGCACATATTAGCCGTGCGCCAATTGATGCATTAGGACGATATGTTGCGCAAACTTGGGAATGGATTGGTGGGTTTGTTGCACCGACTGATAGTACTATCACGTCAGCAATTATCCCAACTGCTACTAATTCATATTACAAGCGAGCTACAGTATTAGAATTTTCATTGAAATAATACTAATGGGCGTTTGGAATTTTCTGAACGCCCACTTATACCGGAAAAATAAAAATGAAAAAAAATAAAAAAATAGAAAATGAAATGGAAAATGATATTTATTTAGTTGCTATACAAACTGTTGATTTTGTAGATGAGTTAGAAAATGGACTATCGTTTAAATTACATTTGCGTTATGGGGATGTAATAAAGAAACCTAGAATTATTAATAATATCTTAAAGTCTTCTTTAAGAAATAAATTTGAGGTGATTGAATGCCCGCGTACGTGTTAACAGAAACACAGAAGATGCAAATAAGAAAATTTTGCGGCTATACCAATTGGGGAGAACAACCTAATGCTGGTATGGGTTGGCGAGCATGGGAGACTAATGCATATTTAGAACAAAAAATGAATGCGTTAACTCCAGAAGAAGGCGATAGAGTTGTAAATTTGTATATACCGAATTGTTTAGCAATGGAAACAAATATACAAAATGTAAGCCAATTATTATTGGTAGATACAGCGGCTGTTTTTATAAGAAACAAATTACAATTAAAAGAAAATATTCAACTTTATAATTATTGGCGTTTGCAATTATGCCAATTTTTAGGTATTGGACCAGGCGAATTCTTTGGTGGCAGTCGTAATTCACGAATGGTAGTTTAATGCAAAATTTAAATGTATATGGAATTATTCAAGACACGATTTATCTTGGATATAACGTGAGTGCCAATGTTATTGGCAAGCCATATAATTTATATCGTTCTGCAACAGCTATTAATCCATTGGTTAATTATGATTTTACAACAAATTTAAGTGCTAGTTTTAATGTATCTTGGGATTATAAAAAAGCAAATAAATATGGAAATGCAGTTTATCAAGCATTAGTAGATGGAAGACAAACAAGGATTTGGGATATTTTACAAATAAGTTCGAGTTTAGTATTAAATGTAACAACGAATGTGATAACAATTACAGGAACACCGTCACCATATTTGAGCTTATTAATCATTATTGATGGCAAAGATTACGGTTATATTGTTAAAACGGCAGATACGTTGGACTCCATTGCAACTAATTTTGCTGCAATAATACCGATGGCTACTGCAACAGGAAATACTATAACTATCGGTGGAGTATTTACCACATTGCAAGCTCAAGTTGTATTAGATACATGGTATATAGCAGCAATGCAATTAATGTTACCAATACTAGCTATACAATGTAATCATTTTGTTACGGTTACACGACAAACGCAAAATGATGGCAATACGCAAGGACAATATTTTGGCTATACACCAGCAACAGCAACCACAATTGCCAGTAATGTACCGTGTTCTATATTGTTTGGAAATAAAGGAAGTAGAAACGAACAAAAGTTACCGAGTGATACGCATTTAGGATTTTGGACAATTTTATTGCCTTATCTTGATAATACTGTTTATGAAAACAAAGATATTATTATAGATGAAAACGAATTTAGATATGTGGTTGATACAGCAGAATTAACAACTTTAGGTTGGCGCATAATGGCCAGACAATTGGGTACTTAAATGGCAACTATCCGTGATGTTGAAAATGCTATACAAGAGATAGTGCGTGAAGCGATTTATCCAAATGGCATGAGTAATCCGCCTATTATTTTAAATGAAGTTAGAATTGGTAATGGTTGGCCAGTAGCAACGCAATTAGATCAAGATTTATTAGCGGGAAATGCTCAAATAACAGTTTTTCCAGTCGGGATGACTGATAAAAACGTTACTAGATTTACACAGATTTGGCAGGAGTCTTATAGAAACTTAGCTACATTGTTTATAAATGTAGTTGATAATCAAATTACTATTGATGGATTTGTTACTACACCACAAGCGGTCTTAATAACTTTAAATGGTATAGATTATGGATATGAAGTTTTACCTACAGACACGTTAAATATAATTGCAGCTAATATTGCTGCTTTAATACCAGGAGCAACGTCAATTGCTAATGTTATAACAATTAGTGGCGTTATTTATTCATTACGAGGCGTTCCAGTTGTAACAGGAAGTTTAGCATTAGAATATAAAAGACAGATTAAATTATTTTATGTTTGTGTATTTGCTCCTGATTATGATTCGAGGGAAATATTAGGGGATGCGGTAGAAGAAAAATTAGGAGCAAATATTTATTTACATTTTGCAGATCAAACTAGTGCGCCTATATTTTATAAAGGAATAGAGGAGATAGACGCTAATGAAAAAAATATTGCTTATCAACGCAATATTGTATGGACAGTAGAGTATCCTTCGATGATTTACTCTACAGGAACAGAAATTCAAAGTATTTATGCAACCATAAATTAAAGTATTTTTAATTTCTGTTTGGAATGAAAACATGTTATTTACGAGGGGATCTCTATGACAATCTTAACACCAGGTACAGTTAATCCAAACGCACTTGTTGCGCCTGGAGTTTATATATCACCACAATTACCTTCTCCACCATTGAATGGCGTTGCTACTAATATTATTTTAGTTGTAGGAACTGCAACATGGG